CAACAATAGCCATTTCATTTAGTCTTTCTCTAAAAACATCAATATTAGATGTGCCAAATGGATTCATCTTTCTGATGCCAAGGATTTCTTCTAGCTTTTTAACTTTTTCAATGTCTGGATCGAGATGGGTCTTTCCATCTGTAAGCGTTAGATTGTCTAGCTCTGACTTCTTAGGCTCAGGCTTTTTTGCATCTGTCGGAGTATTTTTAATTGACTTTTTAGCCATATACTATATTACACAAAATATATATTATTCAATAAAAAAGGCGTTACCCTTTCGGATAACGCCCAATTTATGACGGACTTACTACATATCAGACAATCAATCCAACCAAAGCGCGATTGTCGAGAACCATACGACCCTCTTCAAGAGAACCATAATAACCAATCTTACCCTGACGAAGAGTATATTGGTCATCAGCGACTAGATTGAACTCAGAACCGCTGTCAGCATCAACAGCTACAGCGCGAATTAGTGAATCACGGCTTCTGTCAAGACCGACTATGATCTGTTCAGTAGCCTGGAATGCCTGAGCAGTTCCACTATTTGCATTTACAGCATAGTTGTCAGCGTAAGCTGTAGAACCAGCGACTGTATCGAAAATTGTGGTGAACTTCTTACCAACACCGAACTCTAGAATTTCCATGATTGAAACTCCGAAGAATTCAGGTAGACCAGCTTGATTGAAAAGTTGGTTACGAATTTCATCGGTAGCAGTGATAGGAGCATTACCAGCGCTATTAGAAGTACTGGCAGTACCAGCTAGAGAACCCTTGGTATTGATTGGGTTATAAGCCATACCACGAATTTCTTCGATAATTTCTGGAGAAACGATAAGATCGGTTAGACCTCTACGAGCGCCAGAAGGAGTGCCACCAACGAATGAAGCATTAATACGCTTGATCTTAGTGAACAACTTGTTCAAGTCGTTAAGAACAAAACGTCCAGCAGCAGCAGCACGGAAGGTGTGATAGTTATTAGCAGCAGTAGAATCATTACCAGTAGAAGCTTGAGCTAGAGCAGTCATTACGAGGTTAGCAGAAGTTCTTTCTTGCTTGAGCATAACTTCTTGAGCTATGCGAGTGAAAGACTTGCTAACTACGTCCAAACGACTCTTGGCAGCGTACTTCTTATCGAAAGCGATTGCACTATCGAGACGATAAGTAGCAATCTTTAGCTCAGAAGCCAAAGGTTGAACTACGTTCTGAGGAAGACCACCAGCTACACTCTGACTATAGACCTTGATGTAATCTTCATCGAAGATATCATAATATAGGTCTAGAGGAATTGAGGGATTATCTTCAGAATTGAATTGAAGACTTGTGAACAAATTAGAAATAGTTGGGGCGTTATTAATAACTTCAGCCAAAACTGGTCCAATGAATTCAGCCAAAGCTACTTGAGCATCGAAGGCTACTTCACGGTTTCTTGAGGCTAGAGCTTTAATTAGCTCGACTTGTTCGTCTGTTCTCTTTAAAACGATTTTCATATTATTTATTAGTTAAATGGATTAAACAACGTAGGAGGTTACACAATCAATCTGAACGAGAGCATATTTACCAGTAGTGCTACCGGCGAAATAATCACTCTTACCATTCTGAGAAACACGTTGACCAGTGCCGAGAATACGGCCAATGATACTTGTGGTTCCAGTGATTGGAGATACAACGCTAGATAATAGACCAGAAACCTTACCAGCGTTAGCTGAGATGACAAGATGGCTATTAACAACCATGTTAGCGTCAACCCAGTCAATAGCAAAATCAGATAGTGTGAAGACACCGCGAGTAGCTACAGGTACAGCTTGTCCAGTGAGAACGGCTTGTAGTTCTGCTCTCTTTACTGGATTGTAAAGAAGTCTTTCACCATTTTCATCAGTAGCTAGAGTCTGATTAAGAGTCATGCCAAGAACTGGCTCACCAGCAGTGGCGGCTGTAAACTTCAAAGGTACAGCAGGGTATTGAACAGCGCCCAAGAAAGGATAATCTGTTTTACCAAGTGTATTTGTGATATCGGTAGCTGTGTACTGAATTGGATCGAGATCCAAGTTACCAGCAGATACCTTGACGAAAACACCGGCTGAACCATTGCCATTTGTAGATGGAGTGGCATCAACAGTGTCGCTCGCGAACATGTTGATAACATCAACGTCGCTATACTGTCTGAATGGATATAATCTTAGTGACATATATTTTTAAAATTTAACTGTTATGTTTTCCTTGCTGAAAGCTTTACCTAGTCTTTCTTTCCAAGAAGCTTTTGCTTCTGAAGGAGCGAGTGACTGAGCGGGTATAGCTGGCTCTTCGCGTTTGGCGTTAGCCAAAGCTGTTTCAACTTCAACTGTCTTTTCGACAACTTCAGTTCGTTGAGTCTTTGCTTGTCCCATTCTCTTTGCCAATTCGGCTTCTAGACGTTCTTGGAAAAATTTATCTTGATCTTGCTTTGAAGCTTTGTTCTTGTGTCTAAAAAGAACAGCGAGCTTTTCTTTATAAGAAGCAAACGCCTCTTCTGTGTTTGCCAAAGTAGATACTTCTTTAGCTAGAAACTGACGATCAATCTCATCAAGATCATAATCAGTATCTAGGAAACTCATTCTTGAACTATAAAGTTCTTGAGAAGCTTGAGCGGAAATTGTGTTTTCGAGTTCTGCTAATTTAGCGAGAGTCTCAGAAAGTTTGTTGTTGTTCTCATCAAGATCTTTCTTGAATTTTTCAACTTGAGCGATAGCTTCAGCCTTAGCGACTTCAGCATTTTGCATCTCTTGCTTCATTTCGTCACTCTTTAGTTTAATGCTCTCAGCGATCTTGGCTGAAATAGAAGCTACGGCTTCATCACTAAACTTGGCAGTGTCTTGCTTTTCAGCGAGAACTGTTTTTAATGCAGATAGTATTTGTTCTAAATCCATAATTTTTGTTTTGGTAATATTTACAGGTTGTTTTTGTTTTTGTGAAAATATTTTATTGTTAAAGTTTAATAATTCTACAGAATCGACTTCATAAAACTCAGCTTCTTCTGTTTCTATTTCTTGTTTTTCGTTTTCAATTTCTATAGCAGATGTTCCATCATCAATTACTACGCCTTTAACATCAGCAGCAGGATTGCTTGTGAATCCGATACCTAAAGGATAAATACGTCCAGTAACCAAACGATATACTGGAGTTCCATCGTTCATATATCCAGATCCATCAAAGCCTTTTAAATATTTCTTGAATTCATCTATTTGTTCTTTTTTAGTGATAATCTCCGCTTGCTTCAAATCTAAACTTCCAACTGCAATATAATACTCATTAAATCCTATCTCCCAACTTGCGCTAATTTTTTCATATAATGCGGAATCAGGATCGTTAGAATCCATTAATGCGTCTGCGAAATCGCGATCAACTGTTTTATAAATTACAGCGGCCAAAGCAATATTAAATGGACTAAGACTTCCTCTTACATCTTCGTCAGATAATATTTTATTTTCTCCATAAGAAGAAAACGCTGAATTAACAATATGCCCAACTACTCTTTTTTTGTTATGCTCAATATTTGTTGGCTTATGAATGAAATAATTTTTAAACGCAATAGCTGTATTCGTATCAATACCATCACCATTTTTATTAAAACGATTTACAAGAGCCGCATTAAATGCAGCCCCAACTAAATCAACATTCTTTTCTAAATTAACTGAAGAAGGTATAATTGACTTAAGCGGTTCCAATGAAGCTTGCGACAACAAAACATTGCTATCGAAATTTAACGAAGCTGTAACTATGTTGTCAAATTTAGTTCTATAAAGGAACATATATTTACATTTTACACGGAATACTTAGTACTGTGATATAAAAGTGCTGCTGCATATGTGTCTAAATCATGTTCGCCAGCAGTAGTTTGTATCTCACTTAATATGTTTAGCTTGTCTAATTTATTTGGATCGTTTAGAACTTCTGTAGCTAAAGAAGTCCAAGATTCACACTGAGATCCTAATATGATTGCTTCGGAAATGCCTTGTGCTAATTTATTCTGTTCTGCGTTTAAAGATTTTTTAGAATATTTCTTTTTCAAACCTAATTCTACGATAGAATATAAATCTTTTGTTTTATCCATGACTTTAGCGATTGCATCTTTTGCATAAACAGAAGCGTTAGATCCGACAGGACGACCTTTTTCAGTTGGAGTTGTTGTCTTTTTGATTGCGGGTTTAATTCCTGAAACTTCAGGCGTTGGAGGAGCGATAACAGGAACGCCGCCAACAATTGGGTTATAATATCCCTTCTTTCTTTCTTCTACAAACTTAGCTTGAGCAGTGCCTAGCTCTTCTTTAGTTGGATAAATACCAGTTTCAATTACTCTCAACCCTTCTTCTGGAGGCAGTATTCCTAGTTCCATCATGCGCGTGACCACGCGATTAAATTGAGTCTCGTCTTTAATAGATACCTCTTCAAACTTAGCGATAGGGCATTTACCTTTAAATCCCAAGTTGCGAAAAATCAATTCCATTTCAGGCTGTAGAAAATCATTCAAGAAAGCTTTTCTAGCTTCCTTTAATCTTTCGAAAAATACTTGAGCTTTGACAGTTGTGTTTGCAAACTTTTCTGAACCGATAAGAATGTTCTGCAATCCTTCTTTGATATCTTCATTGACTACTTTATACTTCTCATATCCTAAAACTTTATTCATATCTGGGATAATGAACTCAGCTTTTGTTGTATAATCTGCAACTAGAACGCGACCAACAGATTGATTGCTCAAAAGATTTTGCATCGCTTTTATATTCTTATGATTGATGCCTCCTTTAGCGGGTTCGCTACCCATAGTTATCAGTAGAATGACATTCTCAATTGTGCGGCAAATAGCTTGATCAATCTTTTTCATTTCCATCTTGAAATTGATATCATCAAGAACGGCGAAACCAAAAGGTATAGCAAAAGGTTCGTAATCTTGCTTCTTATAAAAAGAATAGATAATATCTGTAGGATTCAATTGAATTTTAAGCCCATCTCTTGCCCATTGACCCAATCTGATTTTTTCTTTTGTATCGTTGTCTAAACTATCGAATACAACTTTATCGTGATCGTTTTTAGGCGATCTAAGTCTTTCTAATTCGTATTCAGAAAGTATTTTTTGATAAACAATTTGATGCCAAGAACTTGTGTGATTTGTTGTTAAATAATATGGATTGAGCAGTGTGTATTGAACTGGAATTAAATTCTTTATATCGTATGGAGTAGGATAATTATACAATT